ATTGTGACGGCCACGGGCTACAGGCTGGCGTACACCTAGTTTTCCTAGGGTGTGAGGTTAGGGCTTAAATGCGATCACAATGGAGGCATTGGTCGAGTTGGGCGCGGTCGAGTAAGTGGTCACGCCTGTTTCGCCTGGGGTTTTCTTGACGCCCGTGGAGATAACGAAGCCGCCGCCATTGGCAGAGCTTGAGGCGAACTCGTCAAAGTCCGTGAGGCTGGTCAGAACGCTGTTGGATGGAGCGCCAAACTGAGTCGTGCTGGCGGTGTCCACAGGTTGACTGATGATGGAGAAAATCAGTGCTTGTGGCACTGTGGTGGTCACGGACGGCGCCGTGGCCGTTGTTGATGCAGTGGTCTTGGTGGACGTACCAATCACATCAAATGGATCGCCTGTGGTTGCGCAGCCCCTGATGGTGTAGACCTTGCCGATCTGGTGGTCGCCGCTGTCGTCAAAGACAATGGAATTGAAGGAGCTGGGCGCCGTGGCACGTGTCCACCAAATCTGCAGCTTCGATCCGGCGGTGGAGGCAACATCTGTAACGGGCGTTCCTGTGAGGACGTTCCACTCTGGGTAGTCAATGTTTGGTGTAACCGTGGATGCATCACCGCTGGTTTCGACTACCAGTAGCAGGATGTCGTTTGTTTGGGTATCTGTGTAGGTGACGTTGATGGCCGCACCGCCGACGGCGCCAGAGGAGTTGATGCTGGCGACAGGGGGAGATTTTGTGCTGACAAGGGGGACAGCGAATGCCGTTGCTAGAGACGTTGCATCGGGACTGACATTGACACCAGATGAAACGGAAGGCGCGGGGCCTGCGAGCGATAGTGATGCGGCCACAGGCTGGATGACAGTTGCCGCAGAACCCACATATGGGACGGCATTTACCGCAAAGCTGAAGTCGGCAAAGGGGATGATGGCCGAGCCACCGCTGCTCACCTGCAGTTCTGGAACTGCGAGAGAGCTGCTGGTTGCAGGGACTTGAACTGATCCACCGCTGCTGACGCTCGGGACGTGGACCGTGAGCGTGAAGTCGGTGGCGGCAGGGGCAATATACGCGGTGACTGAGCGCACGGACATTGCCGTGGTGGTGACGATGGGGGCAGGCTCGGTCAGTAGCTCCAGCGCATAGGCCAGAGCGTTGACGCTGAGCTTGGTGCGGGTGCGGGCCACCGCGAGCAGGATCTCGTTCCACGGCGGAATGACCGTGGTGGCGGTAATGGTGGGGCCTGGCGTGGGACCGACGTTGTTCCATGTGGCGCCGTCGTAGACCCAGATGTCGTTGGTGGCCCGGTCAATCACCCCATCACCATCCACGGCAGAGGGGAACAAGGCATTGAGCCTGCCCTGTGGGTTGTCGGCCACCGTGACGATGCACCCGATCATCTGATCCGGTGAGGTGTCAACGATGGTCGGAGCAACCGGGAGGTTGGCGTAGGTCACGCCCGGTGCGATGGGCGTGTAGATGTCGTTGCCCGTTACCGGGGCGGGCGGCTCCTCGCCGGGATCCGGCGGAGGGGAGGGCTGCAGGACGACGCAGCTTCGAACGACGTCAGGGACGAGCGCTGCGAGCGCGAACGAAGTGAGCGGAGCAGTGATCGTGGTCATGCTGTCCTCCCGACGACGCCCCAGTAGAGGGCATCAGTGGAGGCCACGATGCCGTTGCTGTCCATTGTCCAAGAGGTGCCGTTGGTCCGGTACTGCGTGACCACCCCATTAGCCGTCAGGTAAAACGGGGCGAACGGTTCACCCGGCAGGATCTCCGGCACCGTCTGAACGTTCAACCCATTGCGGTTGCCCAGCAGCATCTTGTTTTGCACCCGTCCGTACAGGTTGGCCTTCTGTTCCGCATCGCTCTTGCGGGAGTAATACTTGCCGCCTGCCTTGTAGAACGTGTCATCAGGGGCATAGGGCAGGCTGAATTCAATCCGCAATTGGGCCGTTGGACTGCCCCAGGCCAGCTCCAGCTCACTGCTGGATTCAGTGCGGTATCCGTTGTCAGGGTCGCCTGTGTCTTCAGCAAAGGCACTATTGATCACATCATTAGGCCGCCCCACCGGAGCAGGGGTGGCATTGAGCTGGACAGAGGAGCTGGAATACCCGAAACCAGACGTGGCCAGCGCATTGACGTAGGTGGACACATCCCCGGTAGTCGTCAGGTCAAGGCCCGACTCGGCGGCAGTCTGCTGCCCGGTCAACGAAAACGGCCACAGGTTGTAATTGGTCACTGTTTCCAGGCTGACCGACCCGCTGATGTCAAAGGTCCGCACACTCCGCTCTGCCGGGAGCAGGGTGTAGCCGAAGCTGACGAAATCGCTTGAACTCTGAACGTAGGGCAGGTTCAGAGCACCGAAAATCTGCAGCGCCTGCCGGTAGTTGATCGTCTCCTCCCGCAGCCGGTTGCCAGCCGGTGTGTAGGTATAGGTGGTGATGCTGCGCTCTAGGAGCAGCGTGACCGCATTGAAGCCAATGCCGTTCTTCAGGTACTGGGAAGCGATGCTGCCGCCGATCTTGGCTGAGGAGCCCGTCAGCGTGGTCGTCTGCACCGTGGGCAGGTCATTGCCAGCAATGGTGGTGTACTGGGTTTCAACCTCAGTCGTCTCAGTGCCGGTGTAGACAGCGTTGACCGTTGCGTTGCCGCTTTGGTAGGCAATGGTGTAGGTATTGGGTCCACTGGTGCTGCGCTGGTATTCCCACCGCCGCTCCCTGCTGCCCTCGCTGTTGGCATCCTGATCCTCGGTGGCCAACTCCGTCTCATCCGGCAGCTTCAGTTTGAGCGTCGAATAGGACACGGTGACCGCATCACCTGGCAGGTCACCAACGCCAATGGAGCCAAGGTCAATGATCTGCCCAGTGCTCAGCGATGGCCCGCCACCACCCTCGACCGACAGCGGGAAGACCACCAACCGCTCGGTGTAGTCGAGGTAGCCGCAGTAGCTCTCGCTGACCAGCAGGTCGCTCAGGATGCTCACGTAGCCGCTGCTGAAGTCAAACTCAGCAATGCTGAACTTGTTTGTCAGCGGCACGCTGGTGGCGGTCAAGCCAAGCTCAGTCAGGCACTTGCGCATGACCGAACTGGCCCAGATGGGCACGGTGATGATCTTGGCGTCGTCCTCAGTCAGCTCAGCATTCTCGGGATCGTCAAATGCCTTCCAGCTGATCTTGTCGCGCAGGTTGGCCAGGTAGGTCAGTTTGCACCCCAGCTCTAGCTTGGTGGTCCGCCGGAAGGGATCGGCGAAGCTGGACAGCACCCGCAGCTTCCGTGGCACCGACCGGGTGACACCCGACTTGGTGTAGTTGAAGGTGACGACGGTGCCAATCGGCGGAGAGACGAGGCCGCTGATTTCGCAACTGCCGCGGGTCTTGATGAGGCCGCTGCCTTGGATGTAGTCGTCGGAGACGTTGGCGCTGATGAGCGTGCCGAGCGAGCAGGTCACATTGGCCCTGATGTCAATCGGCATCAGATCACCTCCAGCACGGTCATCTGCACGTTGTACCGGGTCGCCTTCACCCCACCTGTGATGACCACCTCAGCGGTGGCCGTGGGTGGGTTGATCGGGAACCATGTGCCAGCCGAGGGCACACTGGCGACCGTGGTGTCGTACCAGCTGAGCAGGTTGGCAAAGGTACCGGAGCTGATGTAGCCCTCTACCTGGCGGATCTTGTGCGCGACCAACGGGCCGGTCACATAGCTCTTGCCTGTTGCCGTCAGTGCCACAGATGGGCCGTCCTGGCGGGTGTCAGCGGGGGCGGTCAGCGTGACCACGGCAGAGCCAAAGGTCAGCGTGCCAAGGCTGGGCCGGGTCGCCTCAGACTCTTGCCTTGACTTCTCCTGACTGCGCAGCAGAACCGCTAGGGCCTGGGCCGCATCGACCAAGGTGACCGTGGCCGAGACGTAGGTGCCAGCCTGCTCACCACTGGGGGGCTCGGTGAACCAGCAGGCCAAGCTGGTCACACTCAAGCCATTGGTTGAGGTGATGGACAGGCTGACGGTGGTGCCGACCACGCCACTGCTCAGCGTGTCTTCATCGGCAATCCGAGCGTTCCGCCACGTGTTGTATTCACTGATGAGGGCCTGCCACTGGCTAGCGGTCAGCAGGCCAGCAATGCGGAAGGTGCGAGCAGTCAGTCCCGTGCGAGCTTCACCCTCGTAGCCGAATGGTTGGGCCGTGAGGGCATTGGTGCTGAAGGTGCCAATGGTGACGGTCATCCCAGTGCTCCGTTATTCATCGCCTGCTGCTCAGACGGCAGAGCGTATGCAGCACCATTGACGCGAACGGTCCAGTCTTTGCCAGCGAGCTTCTCGGTCACATCTGCCAATCGGGTGTTGATGGCAGCAAGGGCAGAAGTCGTATCAGCCAATGCCTGCTGCGCTTGCACCACATTCTGGTTTGCCACATCTTCTGTATTGGTTCTGGCGATGAAGTCCCGAATGGCTGCATTCACATCAGCAGTGCTGCCAGAGAATTCGGGAGCTTGCGCACCAGTCAGATTCCTGAACGTGGCTTGCGCTTCCCTAAACCGGGGCAGCAGCGACTGAAAGTCTTCCTGCGCACGACGAGCCTGATCGCCAGGGTTCAGGAATTTGTTGAGCCCCTGCGGATCACTGCGGATGCCAGTCAGGTCAAGGATTGCAGAATCCAGATCCCGCTTAAGCTGTTGACCAGCATCCCTCAAGGCAGAAGCGCCTTCAACCAGCTTTAAGCGGAACTCTTCTGCAGCGACACGCTGATCATCAACAAGGCGCTTAAGCTCAACATTCTCAAAGTCAATTTTGCCGCTCAGACGCAAGCGGTCAATTTGAGCGCCAATGTCCTTGATCTGATCTTCTGCCGCAGAAATCCCCGCCAGATACTGCTGAATCGTTTCGCGGTTCTGACGCTGGATATTGACGCCACCCTTCGCCTCAATGGCCTGCAATTCAAGTATGGCATCAATTTCTCGCTGAATAGCGCCAATGCGAATCTTGGCCTGGACTTCCGATTGTTGCTTTTCAGCAAGTGCTTCTTGCCTGCGAAGTGCCAGCTCCTTCTGCTTTTTGGCATCCTCGTCTTCCTTTCCAGTGCCAGCAGAGTCAAGGCTTGTGTTTCCCAGCAGCTCTCGGAATGCCTTGATTGCCTCCTCTGCCTCGCCCTTGGCAGCACCAATGGCCTTAGAGGATCCCGCCATGGCCGCATCAAGGCCTTTTGCAGCAAGAGCGGTGGCACTGACCGCAGCAGCCAACACAGCCCAGCCCTTCGGACCAGTCAGCGCAATCACACCAGCCTGAGCAACAGCAGCCGCCTTGGCTGCAACCGCCCATGCCTTAAAGCCAAGCTGCACAGCCTTGATGCCCAAAGCAAACGGCAGCAGCGTCTTGCCTATGCCGACAATGCTTTTGCCAAAGTTGCCAATGGCTGTCTGGTTTTCCTTGATGAACCGGGTGAAGGCAATAACACCAGCGGAAACATTGGTGAGCAGATTGGTGACGGTTGGGCCAAAGGCTTTTGCAACTTCAGCCTGCAGACCTCTAAATGCAATGCCAAGGTTTTCAACTTCAGTCCGGCCAGGAGCTGCCGCACCGGCCAGGCTCTTTGCCGCATTGAAGACGATTTCTGAGGTGATCTTCCCTTCGCTGCCCAGCTTCCGCAGCTGACCGACATTGACCCCAATCTCTGCTGCGATGGCCTGCGACAGGGCAGGCAGACCCTCCAGCACGGAGCGCAGCTCATCACCCTGCAACACACCGGACGCTAAGCCTTGCTTGAGTTGCAGCAGTGCTCCGGCAGCCTCCTGAGTGCCCGCACCAGACAAGCGAGCAGCATTGGTGACACCAACAAACAAAACCTCTAGCTGCTGCAGACCGATGCCGGTGCCACGCAGAGCTGCAAAGAGCTGTGCAAACCCTTGGCTGGCTTCAACGGAGCTGATGCCAAGCACCTTGGAGATGCGAGACACGGCAGCAGTAGCCTGCTCGGCCTCTCCATAGGCACCAGCCAAGGCAGCAATCTGAATCTCAGCCTGTTTGGCAGCCTGACCTGTAGCAATGACCTGCTGCGTGAAAGCGGCAAAGCTAATTGCGCTGACAACATTGGCCAGCAGGCCGACAGAGCCACCCAGACCAGAGAATGCCCGACCTACCTGATCTGCTGCTGCGTTGGCATTCTGCCGAGCACGACTGAGCCCAGCATTGAACTGCTTATCATCAACGGTCAGCGTCAGGATCGCCTGCCCAAGCGAGTCTGCCACTGCCCCTCTCTCTCACTGACCCTAGGTTGCCGGAAACCTAAGCCACAGGCGTGTAGACGATGGCATCAGCATTAGCTTCCCTTGCCAATGCTTCCCTCGTCCTGGCCCTCCCCAAAGCTGGCACCGTCACGGATGCCACCACGGGTAACGTCACGGCAGCCACGGAAAACGTGACCATTTCAGCGTTCCTGCGGCAGGGGTCACCGGATAAGACGGAGCTGCCAGGCGTTGAGGCCTACACCGAAGTGTTTGAGGGGTATGCCATCAACCCGCAGGCCCTTGATGCCAGGATCAAACCCGGCACTCGAGGCACCCTTGCCTTTGCTGGCCAAGCTACCAAGACCTGTGAAATCCTGGCCGCCCGTCACCCGTATGGTACGACAGGGTTGATCGGCAGCACACTGCAATCTGTCATTGGCGATCGGATCAGGGTGGCGATCTATGGTCAGCGTTAAGGCGACATTCCAGCTGACCGGCTGGAGGGGAACGCAACTCAAGGCACGCATCCCAGCGATTTTGACGGCATATCGCCCTGCCTTGGATCAGCAGCTCAAGCAAGAGATACAGACGGTCCAATACACCGGCTGGCCCGCTCGCACCAAACGGCGTAACGGCTCAATCGCAGGAAGCACCCGCGACATTGTGGACAAAGGGAAGTTTCTTAATTCGCAGCGTGCCGCGACGATCAACGCCACCACCATTCAATTCACTTGGGGCAACAGCGGCGTCACCTATGCCGGATACATCCTCCGTGGCGTCCCAGGCAAGAATTACCCACCACGCGACTGGATTGGATTGGCCCTCAACAACCTCCCGCTAGAGCCCTTCTTTGCCAAGGAATGGCGCAACCTTGCTGGCCGCAGGCTCTAGACATGAAAAAGGGCTGACAACTGCCAGCCCCTCCTCAAACCCCCTTACCCTGCTCAGCTGACAGTCGCCACCTCAAACACAGGGGCCACATCGCTGCCAGAACCACCGACATCAGCCAGAGCAACGGTCAACCGATCACCCACGCGATAGTTGGTCCCACCGGCAATGATCGTCGGCGCAGCAGTCACGTCACCACCAGCGGCAACAACAATGTCAGCCGTTGCACCAAGACCAGAGCCCAC